CATATCAAATCCTTATTGAACGACCCAGCGTGAACCGCTAGAAAGAGTTACCACCGCACCGCCTGATAGCGTTATCGGGCCTGCTGACATTGCTGAAAAACCAGCCGCTATCGTGTAGCTTGTCGCAACTGTTTGACTGTTCACCACAATCCCGTTAGAGGCAACAGGAACCCTTGCCTTAAATTCACCAGTGCTTGGCTTGTACAAAAGGGACGCATTGCCTGTGAATAAAGTGGATGCCGTTCCAGTTGTAGCATTTGCAAACAGTGGGAAGACATCAGTTGCTGTGCTTGTGTCGTTGCTCAGTGCCGCACCGCCAACAGAAGCCCATGCCGTGCCGTTGTAGCCTTCAAACTCAAATGTAGTGGTGTTGAAGCGAAGCATTCCGCTTGCTGGTGTAGGACGCTGGCCTGTTGTTCCCTTGCTGATGATTAATGCACCAGTTGAGGAGAAGGTGGAGTCCAGCGTAGCCGTCAATGCGCCCGTTACAGCAACAGTACCAGTCACAGCCAAAGCCGTGCCACTCCAAGTTAGGTTGGCAGAGCCACCCAGAACGCCTGAGTTATTGAACTGAACCTGAGTGTTTGAACCAGCGGCATTTGCAATCGTTGAGCTGGTCTTGATGAAGTCCGAACCATTCCACGCACAAACAGCAGACTCACCTGCAATGATGGTGACACCTGTTGTTGGGCCAACGCCAACCAATTTGACAGAAAAACCGCCTGTCGTAGCGTTAATGACGGTGTAGATCTTTGACTGAGCAGGGGCCGTAATTGTGCGTAAAACCGTTCTTGCGCCAGAACACAACAAGACAGCCTGTCGTGAAGTATTTGCTGCGCCGGTAGTTGTTGTCAGTGTGACATCTGCGTCAGTGCTTAAAGTGGTTGTGCCCGCAATGGCAGAATCCAAAAGCGCAGTAATCTGATCGTTGACCGTATCACCCCATGTGCCGGACAACTCCCCAGTGACGGGTAGCGCCAGACCTAAGAGTGATGTATATGCTGTCGTCATGTTGTTACCTCAATTTCTTCCCAATTCGGGGTTTGCGTGTCATTAATCAACGTCCAGACGGGAGTTTGCGGATTGCTGATATTTTGCCAGTTTGGGGTCTGTGAGTCATCTATTATTTTCCAATAAACAGCAATAACACTACCAACCGATCCCTGCGCCTGATTCCCTGTTATCCCAAATGTTCTTGCACCTATTACAACCGATCCTACAGCAGCACTGGAAGCGTTACCAGTCAAAGCAATTTCTCTGTCGCTAGATACAGATCCAACTGCACCATCCGCCTGATTGCTTGGAAGCGGGACAACAACCGCATTTGTAAATCCCAGCGCTTCAACACCAGTCAGATCAACCGCTGCACTTTGAACAACAGTACCAACCGACCCTACCGCCGCATTCCCAGTTAGCGCAACTTCTTTGCCGTGGGTTACCGTCCCTACAAAACCAGAAGCTTCTACTCCCGTCAAGGCCAGTAAAGTAGCTCCCCTAGAAACCGTTCCTACATCCCCACTTGCCAAATTCCCTGTCAAGGCAAAATCGTTACTTTGTACAACAGTACCAACCGCACCAGCCGCTGAAACACCAAACAAATCAACTACAAGGGAGGTTGTTACACTACCCACATTGCCAAAAGCAACATTTCCATCCTCTGTTGGGCTGTTTGTCTCAACAACATCCCCAACACTTCCCGAAGCCAATACCCCACTCAGCGCAATAATCAACTCAGGCGAGGCTACTCCAACAGAGCCATTTGCCTGATTCCCTGTTGGGAATACCGTCCCTCCACCCCAAGGGCCGCTACTCCATGTACCGTCACCCCAGCCGAGAGACATGGACTACCCCTTAGGTGGTAGCCAAGCGCAACAAAGCGGTTGATGTTGTGTTTGCAGGCATTGTCAAGGTGAAAGTACCCGCCGTAATGGTCTGTGAACCAAACGTGTGAACACTGATAGCCTTGTTGCTCTGAGTCGAGTTGTACAGCAACACGGTGTCAAACGCCGTGGTCAATGTCACCGTTGTGTAGGTGATTGACGCTGAAGGCGTAAAAAACGCCACGCCAGCAGTTGCTGAAGTGTTGGTCGAAGTTGGAGCCGTTGCATTTGTTACCACCACACCGCCAGCGGTATAACCTGTGCCAGAGACTTCGTTGGTTGCTGAATAAACCGTGGTAGACGCATTGACCGTAGCCGATGTCAAATACAAGGCCGCTTTAAGCGTGTCTGTAGTTGGCGAGGTCAAACTTCCACGGGACACAATGGTTGAAGTGCCAAGCTGGTGTTGACCAAGCATAAGCTCGCTCATAAAAGAAGTACACATCGATTGAGTATTTGCCACTTTATTTCTCCTTTATCCGATTGATGCTGTTTCGCCGCCGCCAAAGACTGGCATTTTCTTTAAGGTCACATGGGCAGAACGGTGGACAAGCTCACCATCCAACCAATACTCAACCCATGTGGTGAGTTCATTGTCATTATCGACTGTACCCTCTCGCTTCTCCAGCAAAGAGTCATCCATGTCGCCTTTTGTGGTGGTGACTAGCATTATGCGATCCTTATGATTGCTGATGTGTTTGATACAGCGGGGAACTGTACCGTGAATGTTGTGGTCGAAGTCTTATCTGCGCCAAAATCTAAAACGCAGACTGCTGGATTTCCACCGCCAATTTGGTAAATCAAAGCACCACGCGAAGTAAGAGCCGAAGTCCACGCTGCGTTGTTAAAAGAAATAAAGGCGGTGCTGCCTGAGTTGCCTACCGTGGGAGTTTGGGCAATCGTGAGTGCCAACCCACCAGCCGTGTACCCAGAAGCCACAACCTCGCCCGTAGCCGTATAAGCCGTGGTAGAGGCATTAAGTGTGGCGTCATTGGTATAGAGTGCAATATAGAACGTCCCCGAAGTAAAGTTGAACGTACCGTTCATCAACCCAGTCTTAAAGACATTGCAGGAGAAGTTGCCTTGGAATGCCATCAACGCACCCCGTTATTCTGCGGCAAAGGCGCTTGACGGTACTGACCACTGCGATATGCGTCGGATCGCTCAAGTCCATCACCAAGACGTTGAGCCAGTGCAAGAGCTTCTTTGTATTTTCCGTCATACAACGCAATCAAATCTGGCTCACCCTTCATGAAGGTGTATGCCTCAATCAAAGAACCATACAACAGCACGGTATCAAAGTTGTCACCCAGCCAAGTCGTTGCTGCTGTAGTAATTGACTCAGGGTAATAGTAGTAGTGAAGCTCAACGCTATAAGTTGCATCAGGTGTTGGGCCAAGGATAAAGCTCAACTCATTTGTTGGTAAAGACGGTGGCCCTACTGTTGTAGCAGGGCCAAACAAAGCGTAATACTTGGGAGTAGCGGTGTCTGTTGGCGTGGGATATGCCTGTCGAATGAAGTTCACATCTTTGTTCAACAAATACTCATAGCTGCCGTCTGTGTTTATTACCGCCAAAGAAAATGTGGACAAAAAGTCGTCGGGGCAAGCAAGATACTTATTGTTGGTTGTAACTGTGCCCGTTACGTTTTTGCGGATAGATGGAAACTGTATCGTGTTATAGATACGTTGTTCCGCTTGCTTAATGAACCGATTTAACTGAGCCGTAGACGAAACCGTAGACGAGTCCGCAAGCGTAATCGTCGGAAAATTGTTTTCCGTATAGGTTTGTATTGCGGCTACAAGCTCAGTGTAAGTCATGCCATCGGGCCTCGTGCCATCAGACCTTTAGTTGCCGCGCCAGTACCACGGACTTTGATGCCGTCGGTTTTGACTTGCTCGTCACCAGCAGCTTTGCTGATGTTGCCAACGCTCATATTGACCGTGTCGGCTTTGCTGCGGTTTGGCATAACGCCGGGAGTGGAGGAAATTTTCATTGCCTTACCATCCATAGTGTGTGGCTCTGCGTAGACGCTTGCGCCGCCAACTTCTTTACCGTCTCGTTTCATGCTGAATTTAGCCATTATTTGCCTCGCTGATTTGCAACTTTAGCCATATTACGGCCCATACTCATCATCATCTCGTTGGTCTTGCCGCCTTTGGCTAGCTTTGTCATAGGCTTGCCGGGATGAAGCTTTTTCTCGTGCTTGTGCACGGCTCCAGCAATCATCTTTTTGTCCTGCTTCATGTCCGCTTTGTGCATTTTGAACTCCTAAGTTACAACTACCGTTACTGTACCAATTTCTACCGCTAACACCAAGTTATTTGGCGTTAAAAGAGTGTCAAACCCACTTGCTCCACCAACTGGATTCCAGCCCCACTGAAATACCCGACTACCACCGCCGTTGAAACCATCCGCCAACAAGCCAGAAACTTGATAACTCAAGTCAGGACGCGGGTCGCGTATTCCTTGCGGGTCGTCCACTGGGTACATACCCAACTGCAACTGTGGCTGATCTGGATCCCAGCACTGAGGACACACTTTCAAGTCATAAACTTTGGTCTTGACAACAAGCTTTTTAAGCAACGTAAGTTTGTACCCAAAGCCACACCGGTCGCATATGGCAATCGAGTTCTTGCCACTGGCAAACCGATTACTCATTATCCGCCCCCAATAAACATCTGCCTAGGCACAAGACGTAACGCAGCGCGTTCCTGATCTTCGTCCG